CTGACATTCCCCTGCGCCTCGCAATCCTGCAGCGCCTGACCGCCCTGCTGGAGCAGATCAACGCACCCGATCACGCGGGCGTACCGTACAACCTGGTGGGTCAGGTGTTTCGCGGGCGTACCGAGTTCGGCGACGAGACCGCGATCCCGGCGCTGTCGATCCTCGAAGCACCGAACCCCGACCTGGGCGTGTTCGCCGGCAACAACGAGGCTTTCCGCGACACCTGGGTGCTGCTGATTCAGGGCTGGGCCGTCGACGACAAGGCCAACCCGTCCGACCCAGCGTACTACCTGGCCGCCGCCACGCAGAAGCAGCTCAGCCGTGTGGTCGCCATGCGCAGCGACGGATCTGGCCGCGAGCTCGACCCGGTGAACTACCTGCTGGGCAATAGCATCGTCGGGATGCAGGTCGGGCCTTATGTGGTCAGGCCGCTTGAAAAGGCAGCATCAGCACGGGCGTTTTTCTACTTGCCCATTAGAATTAGCGTTGCGCAGAGTATTGAGCATCCGTATCTTACGGCCTGACGCCAGCGTCCAAACTCGCACCACTTGAGGGATCTGCGATGAACAACCCAAACGGAAAAAACTACACCCTGGGTCGTGGCAAGCTGTACTTCGCCATGTTCAACCCGGGCACCATGACCCCAGGCGGTCGGCTGTATTTCGGCAACACACCGGAATTCACCACCACCACCGACAGCGAAGAACTGGAGCACTTCGACTCCGACAACGGCGTCAACGAGAAGGACGATTCGGTTACCCTGTCGACCACTCGTAGTGGCTCGTTCACCACCGACAACATCAACGCCGACAACGTCGCGCTGCAGTTCCTCGGTGCGAAGTCGACCCTGTCCAAGGTCTCGGCCACCGCCATCAGCGAAACCATCGTGGCGCGCAAGGGTCGCTACTTCCAGCTGGGTAAAACCCAGGCTAACCCGGAAGGCACCCGGATGATCACCAACGTGGCCATCACCGGCCCGTCGCCGGCAACCGACAGTGTCACCCTGCTGGACAACGTCGAGCTGGATCTGGAAGGTGGTCGCCTGTACATCGAGGTCGATGCGCCAGGTATCACCGAGGGATCGACCTACACGGTGACCTACGACCAGTCGGCCTACACTCAGGCGCGCGTGATCAGCTCCAACCAGGATATCCGTGGCGAGCTGTTCTTCGAGGCCACCAACCCGAAAGGTCTGCTGTTCGACTACACCTGGCCGTATGCCAAGCTGACCCCGAACGGCGACTTCAACCTCAAGTCGGGCGACGATTGGCAAGCCATGTCGTTCAACGTCGAGTTCCTGAAGAAGTCGGGCTACGAGACCGTTTACATCACCGGTCGCGCCACCACCCCAACCCCGTAAGGAGCAGGCATGGCACTCGCGGATTTCCAAGCTGAACGCCGCAGCGTCATGGTCAACGGGAAGGCCCTCTTCAATGTGGAGGGCCTTTCCCTTGATACCTTGGCGTTACTCGTCAGCACCCACATGCCAGATCTCGAATATGTGTTCGGCATTGTCGTGCACGGCGAGAAAGCAGGCGAAAACTTCCAGCAGCAGATCGCCCGGGTCGCAATGGGCCTGGCCAGTCAAGCCCCGGGCCTTGTGGCCAACATCATCGCCATCTGTAGCGGTGAGATGGTCGGCAAGGAGAACCCCGAGGCCGAGGCGATCAATGCTGAGTTGATCAAGACGGCCCGTCGTCTACCCTTCCCTGCACAGGTCCAGGCGCTGGAACACATCGGTGCCATGACCTTCGAGGAGGCGGGTGGCGTAAAAAAAGCCATCGAGTCCCTGATGAACTTGCTAGCGCGCTTGCGGACGAAGCCGCTCAAAAGTCCGACGGATCAGACGACTCAGGGCAATCATTCCTAAATCTGTACCTTGGAATCCGTCGTGACGTTAGTTTGCTGATGTCCGAGGGTCACCGATACGCAAGACACTATCGCATCGGTATGATGTGGTCGGAAGCACGCATCGCACGGCAGAGGGTCAACGCGAAAGCGATCCAAGATGCCCTGGTCTTGCAGTCCGCCATATCGACGGTGATGGGTGGACAAAAGGCTCACCGCCAATTCTCCAACCTGCTCGATAGGATTCGATCCAGTGACTGATCAGACCCGCAACGTTGAACTGGTCATCAGGGCCAAAAACCTGACGAAGAAAACCATCGGTGACGTGGCCAAGGATATCGGCGACGTTACCGATGCCCTCGACGATCAGATCGCCGCCAGCAAGCGCGGCGAAGGATCGCTCAAAGACCTCGAAAAATCCTATGGACGCCTCGAAGACGCGATGAAGTCGTTGCTGCAGCAGCAGGCGGCCATCAAGACCTACGAGGCCCAGCAGAAGCGCCTGGAAGACCTGACCAAGGCCCAGGCGGCCGCTGTCACTCGCCTCGAAGAACATCGCGCCAAGATGGAGGCGGCCG